GTTGGGCTTGGCGTCTTTATGCTGGCGCAGTCTTATGATATTCCGGTTGGCGTATGTGCGGCACTATCCGGTATTAGCGGACACATGGCTACTCGATTACTTTTTGTTATTGAAAACGTAATTGAAAGCAGGCTGCAAAAAGAATTTGATGGGCATTAACAGGTTTTTATACAGCATGGAGGCGATTAATCTATCCATCATAACTATAGCTGCAGTGTTGATTATTACGATAATAGCCATTGCTTTTATTTCGTCTGACGATGATTAGCTTTAATAGTCATAATAAGCGCCCCAAGGCAATTGGTTGCCATACATTTCTTTAAAATCTTTGTCGTGAAGAACTTCTCGAGCATAAGAAGTTATAATATGGCCTTCTTTATCATAAAACTCCCTTCTTCCGGTTTTTATATTATCTATGACTTTAAATATTATTTTCATCTAATAACTCATTAATTGTCATGGTCCGCGTTATATAGTTCAATCTCCTGCTTCATCTTGTTAATCACTCCCTCAATGATCCTCTTTTATTTTCTTGAGCATTGTTAAAAACTCTACTATTTCCTTTGTCGCTTGAGCTTTAACCAAATACATGATGCGATTCTCGTTATAACTATTATCTGCCATTTCACTATAATTATGTTGCATATTAACCAAGGCATTTATAGTAAATTCGAGCGTCCTAATCATTGTAAGGGTTTCGTTCCGATAGGTTTCAGCGAGCATCAAGCTGATAATTCTATCTTGGTGTTCTTTTACATTAATGCCAGCTCCTACTAATATTTTATTGGCTTTTTTAAGTAACCGTTTCTGTATTCCGGCTTGGATTTGCTGGTCAAGTGATAAACAATCGGTAATTTTATCCATTTTATGCATTCCTTCTTTTTGGCGGTTTCAATAAAACCATAGTTTGTCTTTATTAGCTTGCGAACGGAAAGACAAGATTATAAGTTATTGATATATAATTGATAATACTAATAATAAAGTATTATCCATGATGTTCTCACTATTTATTTATAGTGCAAATAATGGCTTTAAGTGCCATTGTTTTAAACGACTTCCGGTTTTTTGACGATTTCAACACAAAAAATCAATTTCTGGCTTCTCACCACGAAGACCTGCATAGTCAAGCTGAACCTTGACTGTCGAGATTAATTTACCCGCCGTGTTGTTTATCTCTTTTGCTTCCCTTGGCTCAAGTTTGCCAGATCGTAAATCCTCATAAACTTTACTTAAATCGTCACGCAATTGTTTTATGTTTTGTATTTTCATTTTTTAATTTCCTGTGGATTAAGATTTGTATTCGTTTAGCTTCAATTAATTCTTGTGGCGCGTTTTTTAACCCAAGTCCATTAACAATATAACTATCTGTAATTTTATTGGTTTGTAGTCTTTGGTATAAATTTACTTTCTCTTTGTTTTTAAGCTTATAATTTTTAGAATACTCATTATATTTATCTCTGTTTTTTAAATGCCAATCTCTTTTTTTATCTCTTATACAATGACAACATTGTTCCCGTAAACCGTCTTTTGTTTTTTTATGTTTCCAAAATTCAGAAACGCTTTTTATTTCTTTGCAACATGTACACACTTTAAATTCAGACATGGATATTTAAATTACTCTTCGTATCAAAGTTAATTCCGGTTTCCGTTCTGTGCACAACAGTTCAACACATTCAATCAATCAGTTTTGTTTTTATTTGATTGCCTTAATGCTTTTAATTTCTTTTCTAATGCGATCCTCTTTTTTCTTTCTGCACCATACAAAGTATTAAATTCATCCCTTTGGTATGCCATTTCTTCTGCCATTGATATAGACTTAGACGACCTATAATTAGCTAACCTCATTGTTATTTGTCCGCAGTAATGATTTTTAGCCACTGATATATGCTTAGGATATAAGCAGCACATACCACTATCATCGTTATAATTGTTTTTGTAAAAATGCACACAAAAACTACAGCTCATATAATTCTCCGTACTAAAGTTAATTCCGGTTTCCGTTCTGTGCACAACAGTTCAACACATTCAATCAACCGGCCAATCTCAACCTTGCTGTAATGCGTGGTTATCCTTCCAGCATGGTGGCCCAATAAATCCTGACGGTCTTCATAACTAACCCCAGCTGCTCTTAAGCGCATCCCAAAGGTATGACGTAGGTCATGCACTCTTACCTCCTTTAGTCCAACTGACTCTCTACCTTTCCGCCATGCTCTGTTAGTCATCCTGGCAAGCTTTCGACCTTCATACGCAAACACATACTCTGAGCCATTACCGCGCCTTTTATTGACGATGGACATTGCCACCGAGTTAAGCGGGACTATCCGTTCTCGGCTGTTCTTGGCACGTTCTTCTGTTATAACAAACACTGATGTATCAAGACCATTGACCTTGCATTCATCTAACCACTTCATTCCGCATATTTCCTGATCCCTAAGTCCGGTGTTAAGAGCGAATAACGCCATTTCTGCCAAATAATCAGGTAGAGACTTAAGTAATAGCTCTTGCTCACTAAAGCTTATCGGGCGTGGCTTGCGCTTTTCTCCTGAAATTTTCGGAAGGATAGGCATGGTATCAAGCCATGGCCTGCCAATGTCGTCACGCCACAATCGAACTGATAACGAAAGTACCTGTTTTATTACGGCAAGGTCGCGTGTTAATGTTCCGGCCGAAACCCCTTTACTTTTTCTGTCTCGCACAAATGTATCGAACGATCCAGAATGAATACTCTGCAAATGTAAATGACCGATGTAAGGCATTACAGACTTAAGCGCAGAAATATCACAATCCAGTGACTTTTTATGAGCAAACTCGGTAACGTACCGGGCCGCCGCTTCATCAAATGTTTTGTTAATTCGTTCGCCATAAATTTTTATACTCCTCTCTTTTGTTATTAGTTGCGCTAAATAGCGTTCTGCTTGTTCGAGTTCAGTTTCGCCAGTGCTTTTTCGAACGAGCTTGCCGGCGATGACTTTCTCAATGTGCCAGATGTTGCCTTTCTTTCTGAGGCCTGGTGTTCTTTTTGCCATTGTAGCTGCTCCTTTCCTAGCCTTCCGTTCGCGGCTTTAAAATGCTCCGTCCATGCGTCTAAGTCAAGAATATCAAACCGGATCATTTTACCTTGCCTGATCTCAGGGATGTAGGGCCGAACTGTTTTATTAAATTCTGGCTCACTAAAGCCTAAATAGTCCTTTGCCTCATAGAGTTTTAGTAACCGTTTCATATTATTCATCCCCTCCGATTATTCCTGGTGGATTAGGAATATCAATATTTTGCCAGTATTTAATATCATAGAAGTCATCGAGATGAGCTTCCCCAAAAACATCGCCGTAACAATTAGCCCAATAAAAGCCGTCATAATCATGGAAAAGCGATACGATAAGGATTGAATGCCCATCCCATCCCCATACATTTTCTGAGTAATCTTTACCTTCTATTGCTGCAGGAAGTTCTACAGAAGAATCTATCCAATCATTATTAACATTCAATTTATTCATCAGAAATCACCTTCAATCCTAACAGTTGTCGTTGCCGGTCTAGTGTGTCTCGACGCAAGTTTTTTAAATTCATACTTTCTTCTTAATTCATTTCTGTCATACACACCTCTTAAAAATAACCCTGCCTGTTTCATGTCAACGCAACTTTTGAAATCATAAAATGTCCCTGATTTTTTAATCTGTATAGAAGCTATCCAGTCCATTATTGCAGTCTTGTCGTATATGAAAGTGTTTAGTTGAATAGCAGTTGGTTTTGGCATTCTATTGTCTTTATAAACCAGCTGACTTAATCTCTGAAGACTTATTTGTAACATTTCTGCTATCTCTTTTCGGGTTATTGTTTCTCTAATAGCTACAGTTTTTTTGTTCATGCTGCCTCTCTTTCAAATAAACATTTAATCAATTCTGGCCAGGCTCCGCCTTCCCTTACAACAATGCTTTCTGGCGTTATAAGCCATTCTGTTTGTGTAAGTGCTTCTTTTACGGTTTTTGGCGGAGCAATATCCATCGGACTACTGAAGCGTTCACGCCACCATAGCTTGGCCTTGATACCGGCAAACCCGTCATGCTCAAGGCATACCCACTCGGAGCAAACCAGACGCATATTTGATAAATAGGAAACTTTAAGCGTTGGCTTGGCTTTAGGATTCTTTCTATTTATGTGCTGGCTGTACACTACCTTAGTAACCGGATAGGTATTAACGGTTATCCTGGTTATAATGTTGGCACTGCTTGCTATAGCGTTTAAATTCAGTGATGGTTCCGGGAATTCATAACCACATTTGCACGCCCTGGTTGCCGTCGCTAATGATGATCCGCATTCTGGGCATATCTTGAATGGCGCATCTATTTTTACATCTCTTGATTTTGGCTCCAGACGCCCGGTTATTCTATCTACTGGCCCCATTACCTCTGTAGTGTCGGTAAAATCTAACCAGGAGCAATTCTGTTTATCTGGCGCAGCTCTGACGCCTCTTCCAGCTATTTGAATAAGCAAAACAGGGCTTCTAGTGTTACGAACTAAAGCGATCAAATCCAGGTCAGGAATATCTATACCCGTGGTAAGACATGCAACATTACAAAGGCATCTAATTCGTCCTTCCTTAAGATCGTTAAGATATTTTTCCCGGTCATTTTCCGGTGTTTTGGCACTGATCACTTCGGCTTTGACGCCATGCTGTTCAATTGCATCACGCATGTGGTGGGCATGATCGACGGTCACGCAGTACACTAGCCATTTGTTACGATCCCTGCCAAGATCTACAATCTGCCTAGCTATTGAGTTAGTAAGCTCATCTTTATCAATACGTTTAACAAGATCAGATATAACGAAATCACCTTGCCTCATCTTTACGTCATTGGCGTCAATCTTGATTCCTGTGCTAACGGTGGTCAATGGTGACAGATATCCTTGGTCAAGCAGCTCGCGCATGGTGATGCGCGTGGCTATGTCGGTGAACAGGCGGTCTTGGCCTTCGGTTAACCATACTCCATCTCCCCTGAAAGGGGTCGCCGTTAGACCAATAGTGCGTAATTGTGGATTGTAGCGTTGACACGCGCTAATTAATTCCCTGTAAGTTCCCGTGTTTTTTCTTGAAATAAGGTGACTTTCATCAACTAAAATTATATCGAGCCTACCAAGGTTTCCAGGATTGCGCACAACACTACCAACGGTGGCAATAACGACATCTTTGTCTATCGCCATGTCCTTACGTCTAGCTGATGCGCTAATGATGCCTATCTTTAAATCACTAGCCAATGGCATTAGCTTTTCGTAATTTTGCTTTAATAATTGTAGGCTAGGAACTAACATGAGTATTCTTGCACGGTAGCCCGGATAATCCAGCACAGCACGTCGGCAGAACTCGGCAATGAGCAGGCTCTTACCTGCACCCGTGCAAGCATGAACGATTGGGTGCCCTGTTTCATTTTCTTCAAACCAGGCGTAAAGTTCTGCAAGCGCTCGAACCTGGTAGTCTCTAAGTTGGTACTGTTGAACTGTTGACATACTATTCACCATGGCACA